ACCAGAACAGCGTAAAACATGGATTTTATGTGCAGGCTTTGTCTGAGGAAGAACAGGCTTTATTGGCAGGACGCAAGGTTGCCCTAGAAGATGAATTGAAGGATGAGCTGGATCTGTTAGGCATTCGAGAGTTGCGGATGATGCGCCAGATCTCCGCCCAGCAAAACAATGCCACCGGCCTTGCAATCCAGAGTGTTGAGAAAAAAGGCAACGAAACCACCACAAAAGCCATTGCCACCACAGAGAACATTAAAAAGTGGGAGGCTTTATTGACGCAGGTACAGCGCACACGGATAAAGGGCCTCAAAGATTTGATGATTCATGAAAGAGCCAGGCAGGCCGCCATGAATGAGAAGGATGATTCTGAAACAGGCTTGAGCGATTTCAGCGAAGAAGATTTGAGGAGGTTGGCCGCTTTAGATGATGACCAGGATAAGTGATACAGAGGCATTAAAGCGAAAATATGCGGCAATGCTGGCACGCAGGGAACTTGCACGCCGTCATATGGCTGACTTTGTCCTTTATGTGGATAAACGGTATCAGATGAACTGGCACCACAGGCTTTTATGCGAATACCTGGATCGGTTCGTATCTGGTGAGATTTCAAACCTAATGGTATTTATGCCGCCCCGCCATGGAAAATCTGAATTGGTTTCGCGGAAACTTCCCGCTTTCATATTAGGAAAAAATCCGGACACTTCTATTATCTCCTGCTCCTACTCAGCAGATCTGGCCAGCCGGATGAACCGGGATGTCCAGCGGATCATGGATACACCAAGATACCAGGAAGTTTTCCCGAAAAGCAAATTGTTCGGAAAAAATATCCGCAGTGTTGCAAATGGCACCTATCTACGCAATTCTGACATTTTCGAGATTGTAGGGCGCCGGGGCGTATACCGCAGTGCAGGCGTTGGGGGCGGTATCACGGGTATGGGCGGCGAATTTATCATTATTGATGATCCGGTAAAAAACCGTGAAGATGCCGACAGCCCTACCTTGCGCGAAAAAGTATGGGACTGGTACACCTCAACACTATATACCCGCTTGGAAAAAAACGGACGGCTGCTGATTACCCTGACCAGATGGCATGAGGATGATTTGGCAGGCAGGTTATTGGCAAAAGCCAAAGAAGCCGGAGAGGATAACATTGACTGGACAATTATCAACCTCCCAGCCATATGTGAAATTGACGGCAAAGCTCCTTATGATATACGGAACGAAGGGGAAGCCCTCTGGCCAAACAAATTTGATGAACGGGCCCTGCGGCGTACAAAAGTTACCATAGGGACGCGGGACTGGTCAGCGCTGTATCAGCAAAGGCCCACATCCGGTGCAGGCGATATTTTCAAACGGGCATGGTGGCAATACTGGACAGCCCTTCCTTCCCATCTGTCTGATTTTATCCAGTCCTGGGACTGCACTTTTAAGGATGCAGATACCGCCGATTATGTTGTGGGTCAGGTTTGGGCCAGGAAAGGTGCTGACCGCTATCTGCTGGATCAAGTCCGGGGGCGCATGACATTTACCGAAACATTAAACGCTATGCGGAGTTTATCTGCAAAATGGCCCCAGGCCACCCGGAAGCTGGTAGAAGATAAAGCGAATGGGACAGCGGTTATGGATGTATTGAAGCATGAGCTTCCGGGGCTGATTCCGGTAACGCCTGTTGGCGGCAAAGTATCCCGGGCCTATGCGGTGACTGCCGTAATAGAATCCGGAAATGTTTATATTCCCCATCCGTCCATTGCCCCCTGGGTACATGACTTTGTTGAGGAACATGCAGCTTTCCCCACAGGGGCCCATGATGACCAAGTAGATGCAACAACACAGGGGAACGCATACTACAATGCGCATACCTTTAATCTCAATGCGCTTATTACATAGGGGTGATACGATTTGAATGGATTCCGAATGGATGGATATGTAAATATGCTGAACAGGCTCGGGACTTCCTTGGACAACTCCAGGGCATATGAATATGAACCGGAACCGTGGACTCCAGATGTTTCCCTGGTAAATCACTATGAAACCAATGGTCTGTTTGCCAAAATCATAGACACGCCAGCGGAAGAAGCCGTAAAGCATGGATTCAGCCTGGCTTTAAATAATCCCGACTATGAGCAATACATAGAAGATACACTGGATATTCTGGACTGGGAAGCAAAAGCGGCTACGGCAATTAAATGGGCGCGGCTGTTTGGCGGGGCTATTATTGTAATGCTGATTGATGATGGGGGAGAATTAACCGAACCGGTAAATTGGGACGGGATTCAATCGATTGATGAACTGCGGGTATATGAACGCCCCATTGCACAGCCGGATTTTGCAAACTGCTATGATACATTCGGGCATAACGGCCCCCGCCGCAAGTCTAAATTTGGTATGCCGCAATATTATCAGGTCAGCAGCGTTTATGGAAGCTTCACTGTCCATGAAAGCCGCTGTCTGGTATTTCGTAACGGGACGTTGCCGGAATATACCATGCTGCCGGAATACCGGTTCTGGGGTATGCCTGAATTTGCCCGTATCCGCCGGGCCATGCGGGAAGTTTCCACTTCCCACAGCAACGCCACCAAGCTTATGGAACGCATGGTACAAGCCATCTATAAGCAAAAGAACCTTGCTTCTACTTTGGCGGCAGAAGGCGGCGAGGACGCTGTTATGCAAAGATTACGGCTTATTGACCAGGCCCGCAGCTTCCTGAGCATGATCGCCATTGATGCCGAAGGCGAAGAATTCGATTTCAAAACCTTCCAGCTTTCAGGGGTTAAGGATATTCTTGATGCAAATTGCAGTATTCTTTCTGCTGTAACCAATATCCCGCAAACCATTCTTTTTGGCCGTTCTCCTGCCGGTGAGAACAGTACCGGGGACAGCGATCTTGAAAACTACTACAACTATATTGAACGCATTCAAAAAATGATGCTCCGGGATAACCTTCTGACGGTTCTGGATGCGGCATTCCGGGCAGGCGTTTCCAATGGCGATATTGACCAGATACCAGATTACAAGCTGACTTTTGATCCGTTATGGAGCCTGAGCGAAGTAGACCAGGCAAACGTTGACCAGGCAAAAGCGGCAACAGCCCTCACCCGAGCACAGACAGCCCAGCTCTATGTAGACATGCAGGTTCTCGATCCTTCCGAAGTCCGGAAGGGCCTGGCTTCCACGGATGAATTTGACATTGAAGGACTGCTGGATAACCAGGATACTGACCCATTGGATTGGGGAATGGAAGAACTTCCGGAAAGCGGATTTCAAGGCGATATTCCGCCAAAATCGTTGATTTCAAGCGGCGAAAATAGTATAATAAAAGAAAGAAATGAGGACGGCGGGCCTGGAAGCGGGCGGTACCCAAAAGGCAGTGGAAAAGTTGATGCTGCTACCGCAAAACGGTATACCGAACGCCTGACCAAAGTAACGACAGCAACAGGAGTTAAAATCAAGTCTATAAGTTCCCATGCAATGCAGAGGCTGTCTGAACGGAATATATCTGAAGATACTGCAGCAGATGCTTTGGAGAATCCAGGATCTTCTTACCCTGGAAATAGACCCGGAACTTCATGTTGTCAAAAAGGCAATATAAGAATGGTATTTAGCGATTCGGGCAATCTGGTAAGTGCAATCGTGTTAAATAATGGTTCAGAAGGAGGACAAAAATAAATGGGATTTTCTGATGAACAAAAAGAATTTCTTGCTAATGAGTTGGGAATTAACGAAAGTGATTATTCCCACATGTCATGTGCTGAGTGGGAAGATGTACGAATGAAATGCTTTGATATTGAAGTAGATGAAGTAATGGATGCTGAAGAAAATCAAACCTCTATTTCAGACCGTGGAAATATTGCGGTAAGCCTTATTGATTACATTTATGATGAGATTATGCCCCAATTAAAGGCATCATAGGAGCAAATAAAATATCAAGGAGGCCTCTATGGATAACTTCAAAGTAATTTACCGCATTCTGCGGTATCTTGAAAAGGCCATGGATTGTGATTTTCCCAATATGGACTCTATTTCCCCAGGGGCACTTGGAATAACGCAACAACGGTGGACAGCACTTATGGCCATGCTCGTACATGAAAAATATATTGACGGTCTCGCTGCAAAGTATTTTTGCGACGGGGCTGTTATTATTTCCGGGACTTTTCCCAGAATTACCCTGAGAGGGCTAGAATACCTGGAAGAAAGATGTGGTAACTATGAAATCAGAGAATATGATAAAAATTGAAATGGCGGTGGATGAAGCAAAGGCTCAGTTAGAACAGTTCCCAGAGGACAGCAGGAAAAGGCTTATAGGAGATCATTTAGCAACGTTGATATTGGGGAATCATCTCACGCCAGCACAGGCGCAGGCAGTACTGGTGCTGGCGTGGAATAAGGTACTAAACACAGCGAAGCTTACCTTTCCTGATTCCACAGAAATATATAACGTCAGGCAAATAAATACTGATTCAGTCAAAGCATCTTTTCGTGAACGTGACAAATTAGGTATACTGGGATGTATCTTCCGGGAAATGTGGGAAGTTACCGATCCGCCTTATGGCACAGCCCCCTTAACGCCACAGGAACAGTTTGCCAAGCTGGATAACCTCTGGCAGGAAGCTGCCGGAATAATGAGCGCTGAAACTTATACCGATAAAAAAGAGCCCAATATAGAATTTGTTCGTTCTTAGGAAAATATTTGCTGAATTTTATCCCATTTATTTTTTGGTAAGCTTCCCTTCATATTGTCAGTTACCCCAATAACAAGACATTCATCATCAGAATCCAGGCAAGACTTGATTTTATTATATACTTCTTCTGCCGATTGATACCTGGAGCGGATGAGCCAAGAAGATTCACAAACCCAGCAATGCTCCCCATCTGAAGCGTTTACAATCGCTCGTGCTAGTCTACTGTAGCCCTTATTTTCTCCATTAAGATCGTATGTAACAAGATAAAACATTTATTTCACCCCCTTCTACAAAAATTTTACCATATGAGAAAGAGAGGAACAAGTTTCTATATCTGCGAAAGGAGGACTTTATTTGAATGATTATTTTCAAAAGCAGGATTTACAAGCCGCCATAAAGCCCCGATTTCATGGACACAGTATCCTCAAATGCAAAACCGATCCCCGGTACCCGGAAAGTGCCGAACGGGAATATATCCGTATGATGGACGCCTTTATGGGCCTTGTAAATGACGTTATGAAAAAGCATATGCCGAAAGCAATAGGCAAGATACGGCTGGATTCTTCTGATGACGATAAAGAAATTGATACTGCTGCAATGCTGTCTGCCCTGGATGCCGCGTTTCTGGCCATGGAAAAGGATCTGGTGGAGCTTGTCACAAAATTCGGGCTGCGGAAAAAGCTGGAGAGCTTTGCCAACATGAACCGGAAACTAACCATCCGGGAATGGAAACGGGCTGTCAAAGCCACCCTTGGCATTGATATTATGGAGGACTACTACAACGGGGAATTTTTCAAAAGGGCACTGGAAGAATGGATCGACCATAATATTGGCCTGATTGTCACAATGCCCCAGTCATCTTTGGGACAGATGAAGGATATTGTCCGGGAAGGCTTCCTGACAGGCAAACGCACCAAGGATATTACAAAAGAAATCCAGGACGCCTACCACCGGACAAAACGCCACGCCCAACTGTTAGCCCGTGACCAGACAGCAAAGCTTAACGGCCAGCTTACAGAGGCCCAGCAGCGGGATGCAGGCGTAGGGGAATATGTCTGGAGCACATGCGGGGACAGCCGGGTCAGGAAAAGCCACCATAAGCTCCATGGAAAACGGTATTCCTGGAATGACCCGCCGGAAGTAACTCCCGGACGGCATCTACATCCGGGACAGGACTACCAGTGCAGATGCAGGGCGTTACCTGTATTCAATCTGGAAGGGGTAGAGCTGCCTTGGGAAAAAGGGTTGGATGATTTTGTAACCAGAGGCTACCGCCATATGAATATTCCAAATACAGGCACCCGGCTTCATAATCTGGCAAAAGAATTTGGCGTATCCACATCAGGCACCGACGCGCAGATAAAGGATCGGGTTATATCCCATTTGAAAAAACAGGGATGGAAACATTTTTAATAGAGAACCTGCCGCATGAGCAATCATAGCGGCTTTTTTATTTCCTGAAAAAAGGAGGATCTCCTATGCCGGAATCAGAACTTCGGTTTGACAGTATCCCGGTAGATGAAACCTATTTTACAAAAGAAGGGTATTTCATTGACCATCCTATCGTAACATCCACCGGGATTTTTGAGTATAAGAACCAGGACGGCTCTATCCGCCGGGAACTGAGGCTTCCTGAGGAAGTCTTTAATCCTGCCAGCCTGGAGAGTTATGAAGGAAAACCCATTATTGTGACCCACCAGGCAGGCTATGTCTGCAAAGACAATATTGAGCAGGAGTATATTGGAACTGTCCTTTCCAAAGGCTATCCAGACGGTGAAAAAGTCCGGGCAAAAATTATTATCCATAACACGGACTGTCTGGACTGCGGCCTCCGGGAGCTGTCTTTGGGCTATAACATGGAGCCGGATGAAACCCCAGGGGAATGGAACGGACAGCCTTATGACGTTATCCAGCGGAATATCCGCATCAACCACCTTGCGCTTGTGGCCAATGCCAGAGCAGGCGATTCCGCAAGGTTAAATTTAGACGGGGAATCCCCGGAAGATAAAGGAGGAAACCAGATGACCAAAAACAAAAACAACCGTTCAGACGGCTTCACACCGGAAGAAATCCAGGCAGCCATTGAGGCATACAAGGCCCGGAAAGCGGGACGGGCAACGCCGCCCACCACAGATGGGGAAGATACTCCGGATTCACCGCAAACACCGGAAAATAAGACAGATGCAGAAGAAGCGGTACAAACCGTTAAAGACAGACGGGACCGGCGGGATGCTGAGGACGATCCTTCCACGCCAGAGGATGCAATGGGAGTTATCGCCCAGCAGGATGAAGATATTGAAAGCCTCCTGCAAGTCATTGCTGAACTCATGGCCCGGCAGGATAATGAAGATACGCCTGCCGCCGAAAAAGAAGACAGCGAGGAAACAGATCCGCCGGTTCAGAAAGATGATGAAACTGCCCCGCCTGCTGAAAACAAGGAGGACAGTGAGGACAAATCCAGCCCTATGAATATGGACAGCGTTGACCAGATTGTCCGGCAGCATTTAGAAATTGCCCGGTTAGGGGATAAGCTGGGTTTAAAGGGTCTGGATACGCTTCCAGTTAAAAGCGCCAGGAAACGCATCATTAAAGCGGTCCAGCCCGATTTACGGTTGGACGGAAAAGATTCAGCTTATATTGACGCTGCCTTTGACATTGCCCGTTCCATCATTGCAAAACGGAAGCCCTCCGGAACAGACGCCCAGCGAAAAACTATGTTCAGCCCGGCGCAATCGAGATTTGACGGGACAAACAAAAGCGCTTCCAGTGCTGCCCGGGATCGTATGATCGCCCGGATGAAAGGAGAGAACCAGTAAATGAGCGTACAAACCAGTTATACCAATGCCACGCCCCGTGGGATTGCCGGGGGCCTGTATGATCTTTCTAATCATATGGTGGATTCCCGCCGCTATCATGATACAACCCGCCTTCAATTTGGCACAGGCGTTGTGATTGGGGAAAATCCCGGTGAAGATGTGGCAAAGCCAAAGGCAGCTTCCACAGCGGCAGATTTTGAAGGTATCGTCATGAATGGCGGCACAACAGAGCAAACCATGACCGGAGAAGTCTATGTCATGGCAGGCCAGACGGTGAGCGTTATGCGCTATGGGCGTATCTGGGTGCGGGTATCTCCGGAAGCCCATCCTGCTTATGGCAAAGACGCTTTCCTTGTGACAGATGGGGAACACAAAGGGAAATTCACTACAAGCGACGATACCGCCGCTAAGATGGCCGTCCCCATGCGCTTCATCGGCGGCAGGGATAACGGCATTGTCCCCGCTGAACTTTATAATAACGCCTCTGTAAAGGCTTAAAAGAAAGGAGCTGCAAAGGATGCAAAACAATCACGCATCATACAATATGGCCGATTATGCAGCGCTTTTGCGATCCGGCGTATCGGCGGCTTTAGCAGAAACCTCTGATCTGCGTTTTGACGGTGAGGAAGACGCCAGCCTGTATTTTGCCCGTGAGCTGGATCATGTGAAAGCCAAAACCTATGACAAAATCTATCCGGAAATGACCGCGCTGCAATTCTTCCCGTCCACCAGTGAGGCGGACCCTGGCGCGGAATCGATCACCTACTATGGGTACGAGAAAACCGGCATGGCGGCGATCATCAGCAACTACGCAACCGACCTTCCCCGTGTGGATGTGAAGGGCACGCCGCACACCGCCTATGTAAAAGGGGCCGGAGCAAGCTACGGCTACAGCGTGCAGTAGATGCGCGCGGCACGGATGGCTGGAAAAGGGCTGTAGGCACGCAAGGCGGAAAGCGCCCGGTATGCGATTGATTACCTCATGAACAAAATCGCATGGGCCGGTCTGAAAGAACATAACATCATAGGGGTGCTCTCCAAGGAAAACGACATCCCGATCTATATCCTTCCCGCAGGCGCCAGCGGAAGCACCCGTTGGCGGGATAAGACGGCAAAGGAAATCCTCGCGGATGTGAATGCGATCCAGTCCTTTGTGTCGAAAATCACGCGGAATGTGGAGCGTCCGGACACGCTGCTCCTGCCGCACGAGTGCTTTATGGAGATCGCGAACCGGCAGCTGGACGACACCTCCACCACCGTTTTGAAGTTTATCCAGGAGAACGCGCCCTACCTCAAAACGATCGAGTCTGCGTCTGAATTGCAGGAGGATGCGGATGACACAAATCCCTATGGGATGAACGTGGCGTTTCTGTATAAAAAGGATCCTGAAAAGTTTGCTATTGAGACGCCGATTCCGTTTCTCCAGCATCCGGCACAGCCTAAAAATCTGGAAATCGAAGTAATGTGTGAATCGCGTACCGCGGGTGTAATGCTCTATTACCCGCTGTCTGCGCTGATTATTCCGGGGGTGTAAAATATGACCATTACCAACAAAAGCGGCAAGGTTATCGGGATCGACGGCAAAGCAATTTTACCGGGAGAGACAGGCGCGATTCCCGATAGCTACAAAACCAACGGGATTCTGGAGATGCTTTCCAAAGACCCCGACCTGACG